AAAATCACCGAGCGCGACATTGGCGGACGCGCCCGGTGTAGCACTGCTCAACGCATCCAACCCAACTGCATCTCCGTAAATTGAATAAAATAGGGGAAGCCCATTGATAAGCGTCGGCGTCAGGTTACCGGTGCTGGGATTATAGGTCATCGGCCCCACACTCACAGCCTGATTCGACGAAGAATTGGCAGGGACGAAAGTCAGGTAGTAATTTGTGTTCCCACTCTCCGTGGTGGTGGCAACGTTGGTCGCCGTGGTCGCTGTGCTGGCGCTGCTCACCGCAAGAGTGTTTGCATCCACAGTCGTTGGCGCAAGGGCCGAGCCGCTAGGCTGCCAGACGGGTACAAAGGTATGTCCCGTGGTCCATACGCTCGGCTGGACGCTACTGGTTATTGTGGTTGCCGAGGCCGCTACCGGCAACCCATACTGAGTCATGCCCGATACGCCAGAAGACGTGCTGTTTGAGCTATTCCCTGAAAATGGACCATAAGTTCCGTAGCTGCTCACAATCCAATAATCAAACACTCCTCCCCCATACCAGAAACCTACGTTTGCCGCCGTGCCTGTTGATGCCGTGCAAGTATTCCCCGGCAATTGAACAAGCGGCGTTGCAGTTGGACAAGTCGTCCCTTCTGTCGAATCCGTGTAGGTAGTGATCGGAGCCGCTTGACAAGCTACCAGCGTGGCGCTCGGATGTGTGCAGAGGTAGGCTGCCGCGTTTGCAACCCACAATGCTTGAGGCAATGGACCGCCAGAAATGGGAACATTGGGGCCGCTCGTTTGCAGGGGGATGTCCACACGGGCCGCCTGTCCAAAGGCGGAGACTGCAATGCAAAGCACACCTAGCGCAATCAGTAATCCTTTCCATGTATCGCGCGGCCAATCGCGCTCATAGTAGACTTCGCCAACAGAGTAAAGAATCCGCAGCGCAACCAATCCGAGAATGAAAATAAGAATCATTGTTCCCCTTTTTTGCGATCCAATTGAAGTGCGCCACCTACCAGCGGGCGTAATCCGTTAGCCTTATTTAGTGTTCGAGCGAGAACCATTTGCCCCTCTGGAGAGGCAATAAGTTCTGGCGCAAGGACGCCAGTCAAGCCTCCGGCAATGGCACCCGGAACGCCACCTTCGCGGTATCCTTGATACCCGCCGATTCCGCCCAACGTTAATGCGCCGGTGTGTGCCCCAAAACGCTGTGCAGCCCGCTGGAGAGTGGGAGCGGCACGGCTTATTGATTCCGCCCTCTGCGCCACAGGAATCAAGCTAGAGATGCGCTGATTCAACCCTGCCGACTCTGGAACGGTGCGGTCAAGTTCCTGGTCGAGAGCGTTGTATGCCTGTCGCCCGGTAGAGAGTGCACGGTCATGCATTTCAGGATTCCAGCGAAGGTGTTCTTCGTTGAATCCTCGTTTTAGGTCGAGCAACTTTTGGGGCGTAACCTCTCCAGATGGGCCACCATAATCCAAAAAATTAGCCTGTTTCCCAAGTTGGTTAAATAAACCCTCAGCATTTTGGTTAGCAGCTTTATTCGCTGCATCAGAAACAATCCCTCTCGCTGGTAGCAAAGATGCCGGAACTTTGGAATTAGCCGCTGCCGATTCAAGTTGGGGGTTCAACTGCCCTAAACGCTCTTGCGCACTGGCCGCAATCGTCGATGGACGTATTCCGCGTGTTTCATCCAACAACGCCGCTCCCGGAGTCTTGCCAAATGCCCGTGCCGCCTTAGGGATCCCAAGTGCTGTCTCTGCGATAACTGGGGCCGCTGCTTTCAATACTAGGCCCCCCACCTGCCCACCCGCTCCCATCAATGCGCCAGTAAAAGGAGAACCTCCTTGTGCTGCGTTCACTCCACCGGCGCTGATACCCGACGTGAGAATCTTGGCAAGTGGCTTTGCAGCACGTCCGGCCCATGGAGCCATCTCTGCCAGCTTTGCAGCACCCTTTTCTTCCGCGGCGCCAGGGAGCATGAACTCTCCAACCTGCTCCGCGCCTTTGAAGATCTTCTGCGTAGTGTTGTGTGCGCCGAATATCTTGTCCTCGGCTTCGGGCGTAGGCACACCAGTCAGATGTTTGGCGAGCACATCAGGATAAACCATCTTCCCGATATTGTTGGCAGTGCTGAGTGCGCCCGCGCCTATGCCCTGAAACGCATCACCAATACTAGAGCCGATGCGCGAAAGCATCCCCGTAGGCGCTGGTCCAAAAATCTGATTTATTTCATCAGGCATCGCATCATCGGGAACGGTGATCGTGCGACCATCGGCTTGGATTGTGCGCGGCATTATTGCTTCACCAGCTTTCCATCTTTACCGCGTGTCCATACTTCCGGCTGGCCGCCTTGTGCGCCGCCCTGCGCTGGCTGGTTGCCGCCATGCGATTCCATTGCACGCTCTTGCATATAGTTTACAAGAGCCTTAGTCCCACTCTTGAGCGTTGGACCGTCCATTTTCCCGGTATCTGCCATTTCTAGAAAATGCTGGAGCATCTGAGGACTGCGGCCTCCCGATGCTCCAAAGTGTGCAAGCATGATTCCGGTTGTGAATAGATCACCCTTATTGAGCAATGCTGCGATGCGCGGATCGTCCCCAGGTTCAGACCCTACCCCGCGAGTAAGGAACTTGTTTATTCTGCTTGCAGCTACACCAAGTTTCCCATCCTTCTCCAAAGAATCCATAAGCTGAAGTGTGCCCATTGTCTCCGGGGCTTTCGGGTCACCAACCTGCGTAGCAAGTTTTACAGCATGACGAGCGTTAAACATATCTTTCAATTCCGTGGAGGGAAGCTCTGCAAGATTCGTCAATCCCATTGTCTCGGCTTGAGATAATGGGGCCGCTATCGTTTCCCCACCAGAATTTGTGCCCATCACCCATTTCATTTTCTTAGCGTCTTCACCCGCCTGTCGCGCCTGCTGTGCGTTCTGAGAATTCCACATGGCTAGTGCGTATGTTTGCGCTCTCATCTGGTTCGCAGTTTCTCGCTGTGCTTGCGTCCCGGCGGCAGATTCGGTAGAAGAAAGAAGTTTATCTAGGCGCTCAAAATCTCCTTTTGTTGCGTTAGATGGAAGTGTGAATTCAGGAGGCAGCGGCTTCCCTGGATGCAACACTTGGTAACGGTCTGTGAGGCCAGCATTGATAGCCTCAGTGTTACCTAGAGGCTCCTTATCGGGCAGTTTTGCCCACGGGTTTTTAAGCCCATAAATCTGCGCCTGTTTTAATTCTTCTTGAGTCTTGAATCCAGGCGACTGCTCCTCTTGAGATTGCGGAACAAGTCGACCATTTGAATCTACCTTTAGACCTTGCTCTCCTGCGGTTAATTGCTGCTGTAACGGCATATTCTTGGCTTGTGCTTCATGTAATGAAATCTCACTTTGCAGGTTCCCTGTCTCCGCCTCTTTCCCCGCGTTGCCAATATCCTGTGTTAGTGCCTGATTCACGTGGCCTAACTGCGCAGCGTGGTAGCCCGCTGTGCCGGGAATCATGCTTTCTGTTATTGGCAATACCGTGCGAAGGCCAATGTCCCCCAGCGTGGCGAGACCTTGTGCGCCGATGCCTAGAACCTTCCCCAGAACAGTGTGATTTGGCATGGCGCTTTCAATCCGCGAATGAATCTGTGATAGGCCGCTACCTGTACTCAACAACCGCTCCCGCTCCTGTTCGTCCCTTTCCTGCGTCCCACGTTGCGCTACAGGGCCGCTCTTCTGTCCAAATGGCGCCAACACTACCGGCTGCTTACTGGGCGCAGGCGGAGTCATTGGTGCATCAGGAAGGCTTACCTGCGGAGGCGGTTGCTGTCCTGCTGGCGGCATGGTGGCCCCTTGCGGCTGTTGAGGTTGCTGCGCGCCGCCCTGTGCGGCCATGAACGCTGCCCTCAGCGCAGGATTGTCGAGAATCGGATTGCCCGTCGGTTGCGGGATGATTGCCTGTGTCGCCATTTATCCTCCTCCACTGCCGCCACTGCCTCCACTGCCGCCACTGCCATTGTTGGCCTTGAGGATATTGGCATAGGCATTGGCATATTGCGGGACAGCCTGCATGACTTTGAGCCACGGATTGTCAGCCGCACTCTGATCCGCCCCAGCAAGAGCCGAGTTTGACAACCCAAGCGCACTTTCTCCGCCGCTAAGCTCCGTTCCGTACATCCCCTGCAATCCGCCCAATGCCCCGGCCTGCTTCTTCTGGGCAAGGTTCGCATTCGCCATTTCTGTGCCTACTGCCTCACGCGAAAGATTGCTGCCTGCTGAGCGCACTGCCGAGCCGATAGCGTTTTGCGCCGCTCCTGCGTTCCTCGTCCGGGCTGCATACAAGCCACCCTGCCCCACAGCACCCGCAGTTGAACCGCCTCCCGACTGCTGCGCGGCGGTATTCATGTTCGCCTTCTGCATCGGCGTATAGCCGGAAGGATGCGAGGCCTGGGCCTGTAGTGTCGGCTCCAAGCCGCCGTAAATGTTACTGGCGTTAGCGGTCAGACTGTTGGAAAGGTTCTGCGCCGTCTGTGAATTATTTAGCTGTTGGCTTTCCACGCCTTTAGGCATTTGATTCCCCCTTCCAATCCAAAATCCTGTACGCTGGCCACGTAGCTTCCCATCCAAACCATTTTCTCAAATGCCGCCCGTAAGCCTTTTCGATGGACGGCGGGATGAACGAGAAACCTTCCTTGTACCCTTTACTTGCTATAGTATCGCGTATTGCCCCATGGAGTAACCTGATTCCTTCCATCTTTACCATCGGATGAAACTGACCGGCTGGCGAAAGAAGGTATATCTCCAGCGTCCGCTGTGCAACTGCCGCCATGATAACCTCGCCGCGCTCATCTACGACTAGTTCTGCCGCTTCGATCATGGGAGAGGAAAGATCAGGCATCTCGAACTCAAGCCCACTCTGCGCGTAAAGTTGGCGCATCATTTCCCGATCTTCCGAATTGGCGGCGCGTGTCTTCACTTTCCCCTCACTGGCGGCTTGCTCCCGCGATATGGTCCGCCAAACCCCGGCGGCTGACTAGCCCGTGTTGTTCCGGCACCTTGCGAAGGAAGTAGCGATGTAGACCCCACTCCTCCGGTCACAGTCTTGGAATAGCGAACCGCGCTCGAAGATAAGCCGCTCGGATAGGTAGTGCGGACCTGATAACTTGCCTTCAAATTTCCTACAGGCAGTATCCCGTTTCTCGAAGCTCCCACATCGTAGGTATGCGTCACCTTTCCAGCCGTCGCATCAATCCGGTATGTCGCACCTTTGTAGAAATCAGCGTTGTGCGTAATCGAGAATTGAACCCCTTGAGGATGCGATACGACCTTCAAAGCGTCAGGCGCGGGCGGCGCCGCGGGCGTTCCATGCAGATTGCTATTCGTCTGAGTTTCCAACGTGTTCACGCCAGAAACGATGTCCTTCACCATCTCGTGCAGTCTTGCACCTGCATCAGAAGGCAAAATATCACCCTTGAGATTGCGAAGCCAGTCGAGATTGCGCACCTGTAGAGGCATTATTTATTCACCCCTGACATGATGAGTTTGGCATCCCGCAGGAACGCGGTCAGCCGTGACATGACGAAACTATTATCTGTGCCGGTGATCGGAGAACTGCTGATCTTGATTGCAATTCTTTCCCCGGTACACATCCCGCCGCCAAATTGCCGGTCCTTATAGAACCCTGGAGTTAGCACGCGAGTTGTTGAAAGCGGCCATGGATTCATCAGATCATCAGGATAATAAGTTGCCGTCACCTGCGAATTCACGTCTCCCGCTTGCGGCTGAATATAAGCCATCAAGTAGGCCAAAAGCAGCCGTTGTCCTTTGAGTTGCAGCGCCATTGCTTTTTCAGGGTCGATGAAAAAGTAGGTTGTGTAGTACGGGTAAATCTGGCCAAAATCATCGTCTGTGAATTTAGCAGGATTCAACGTGTAGACATTTCCATATCCAGCCGCCGAGCCGGGTGTTAGCCCGTTGCCGCCGCCTAAAACCAACGAGAGCGCACCGGCAGCGCGGTACATTCGAGCCGCGCAATTTGCCTGGATATGCCACGGTGCCCACTTACGGGAATTGTCCGTTGCAATCAATTTTCCCGCAAACGAGGGATGGAATGGAGGGCTGTTCGCTATTGACTGCGCACTGCCCAGATTCCGGTAGTTGAGAACATAAATTCTGTTTGGGGCCGTGGCCGTTCCTATCGGTAAGCCAAACATCAGCAGACGTTGCACAGGGTCATTCACTCCCCACGCCGTCAGAGAAGCCGCCATGTTGATTTGTAGGCCATTGTTAGGCCGTGTCGGGTCGTACCAGTTCGGCTGAATCTCTTGGCTGATCTTTTCTACCTGCCCGCCGCCAAAGATGATCGCGGCGCCCTCAGAGGGCCATGCCATCCACTCATCGCCGCCGGAAGCTGCCGTATCGTCCGCCTGTGAGTGCGTAAGTCCAAAAGCCGAGAGAACGCCGCAGTTGGCCGCTACTTCGTCTATCTCCCAGCCGGTAGGCTCATTCGTTGCGCTGCCGCTGGTTTCATGAAGTCGGCCTGTAGGAGCTTGAGTAAGCAGATAAAGCGAATTATGCAGAACTTCCATGTCCATCAGCTTTGACGGGTCATCCGCGCCAAACTCTCCCGTTGTGCCGTCGAAACCCTCTGGATTGTTGATGTAACTCGCGTTGGCAAGCTGGTCAGTGTAGGGAGTTTCGGTGGGAATCAATGAAAGTTCGTCAATCGTCAATACAGAACCACTTGTTGCTGAGGAATTCCCGACTAAAATAAATATCTGCAAGTCTGAGGGTATATTCACAGGCAGCACATTGGGAAATGTGGCTTCCAGATATGATCCTTCAAGCGAAGCAGCAGGAGTGTCGGCGGTGTCGAATGTGATGTCCAGCGTTGTGTTAAAGCCAGTGAGGGCGCTGCTAATTTCAGCCTGAAAGAACATCCCATTTGTTGCGGGGATCACACTTGGCATGAACCAGCCGCGAATCTTATAGAGCAAGTTCCCGGTTACTATCGGATCTCCGTAGCAATCCTGATAAAGCGACTGCGATAATCCCCCATAAATAAGAGATGTTAACGAAAATCCACGTGTAGTAACTTGCCACTGTCCTCCAGCGGGACGACTTGCCAGACTTGCCGTTACACCACCGCCACCGCTTCCATGGCCCGTGAATATTGTCCATCCCTGCGGCGCTGTCACTCCGGCGGCATCAGCATCAAAGCCCATATTGAGAAGATTTTGGATGTTGTTGCGCTGGCCCCATGTGGTCAGCCGCGAGAGATATGCGCCGAATCCGAGCGCCCCGTCAAGCACGATCTGGTTAGCAATATTGTTTCCGGCGATGCTTACACCGATTGCCGCATAGAGCGTGTCGTCAGAGAAATCAAGCAACACGGAAGTTGTCGTGTTGTCGTCTATCTGCGTTGTCGTGCCAACAATCTGCCCCTCAAGCATCGGAGTGACGGGGATATAGAAGAATGGCGGCAACTCGCCTGGCACGTCAGGCTGTGCACCAGTGAAGATCAGGATGCGCCCAACCCAGTTTGACGGGCCGGGAAGGATGCCTGCCACATTGAGGTACTGCCCACCATTGGCAATGAAGGTAGAGAACGGTCCCGGTGCTGTTATTGCACCTTGCCGTGTAATCCCGCACATAGCGACAAGATGCAGTCCGGGCGCCGCCTGTCCAAAAGGCGTAACTGTTCCCACGGCAGAGGTAGCGCCATTCGGCCCAGGCTGAAAATACGTGAAAGTGGTTGCACTCGGAATGGTCGTAACAAAAAAGGTTCCTTCCCAAATAAATCCCACCGTGCCTGTTGTCCATGTCCCATCCGAGTAAGTCACTTGAACATAGAAGGTTGTCGCCGTCGGGCAGGAATCAACCTCGAAATAGGTTGGAGTTGGCGTGTTATCGGGGATCGGCCATGCTACTGAAATCGTTCCCGTAGTGGCTGTTGCGTTGATAACGTCGGGGTCTGCGGCCGTAATTGGCGTCTGATAGTAAACAAGCTGGTTCGGTGACGGCACTTTTTCAACAGTGAAAGTACCATCAAAACTAAAGGTTGTGCTGCCTGTTGAAGTCGTCATACCGTTATTTTGGATGACTGCTCCGGGGGTTAGATTATGGCTTGCAATTGTGGTAATCGTCGTCACCCCGGCAGACCATTGCGCTGCCGAGACATTGGCAACTACAGCTGGTTCCACGCCGACAATCGAAACATACTCTTGGGGCGCTAATCCATGTGGCTCGGTAGTAGTTACAAGCGCTAACCCGGCAGCAACTTCGTTGTTGATGACGATAGATGAAACAATTGCGACAGTTCCGCTTCCTGATAGCGTGTAATAGATCGTCATCGTGAAATTCGGCACCATGAACAAGCGCACAGAATCAGCCACGCACGAAACAGCAAATCCGAAAGTACCGTCATTGACTATTGTTGGTGTTAGCGCGCCGCCCCACGCATCTCCCGCGCTCCCATAAGATTCCTGCACTCCTGGATAAGTCGCAGTGGTGAATGCCGTGCCGGGAGTTTTTGAAGTTCCGAGTTGAGCACCCGCTATCCATAGTGCAACTGTCCCAATCGTTCCCGTTGTCGGTAAAGATTGCGCGTAAGCATTAAAGCCGATAACAACCCCAAGAATGACAGCCGTTGAGGGGATATTGAACCCAAAACCCGTCACGGTGAAATCTGCCAAAGGAGACGTTCCGGGATTGAAAAGTGACCTCCATGTTTTTCCATCGACCGATTCCCAGCTATGTCCAGGGCTTGCTTGTCCGTATGGATATGGCGAAGTATTGGCTCTATTGACTGTCGTGGAATTTGAATCTGGCACATTGGAAATCTGCGCCTGGTAGCCAACCTTTAGGCCGTGCGCCGTAGCTGTCGCGCAAAGCACAACATTGTTGCTTCTGTTCAGCGTGCTCCCACTTGCCACCATTTGCGACGATGGAAGCGCAACGCTGGTAACTATAGGAGCCACTCCGGGGCCATCCTGCGTCACTCGGTCAAGATAGGTTCCATCCCATTGCAGCGGAACCTCCGCGCCATGCAGCCCGTCAGAGATTGCGATGTAGACACGGCCAAACGTGCCTGTGAACTTCGCATAGCTCCCCGGTGTGGATTGGAACAGTTGCGTATATGCGCCCGGTGTGATGCTGAAATACTCAATCCAGAGGATCCCGTTGGAATCAAAATAGAGATTCTGAATCTGGCCGGTGGGCAGTGTGTAGCTGTACATCCCGACGATTGTCGGCACGTAACCATTCGGCCCCCCAGCGGCGAAAGGAGAGGCCAAACGCCGCTGGAGAGCAGGCCGCGACCCGACGGAGCCGGGAGCGAACGCCACATCGCCACAGTCCGGCGAGATGTTTTCAGGAACCGCGTTGGGCGAGACTTCACTTACCCATGACCCGTAGACGGTCAAGGGGACAGGAACCGCGCCCGTAGCGTTGATTCCCATGGATTATTGCCCCTGCGGGAACCATGCTCTGAACTTCCATACTGCCGCCGCAAGCGGGGCACTGCCAGAATACGCATTGCCCTGCGTGTACTCTGTGCCGAATGAAGTAGCAAAGCTCACTACCCCGTTGGCAAACGTTGTGCCAGGGCAAAAGACGGCGTTAAAGAACGACGGCGCTGTGCCCGCAGGAGGCTGCTCGTAAATCTCCACCTTCAACGGAACCTTCTGCGAGAGAAGGCCGAAGATGTTGGCAAAGCTCAGGGTATCGCCGTGGGTTGCTGCGCCGCCATAGTTTCCAGAGAGCGTCAGCGTGCCTTGATAAATCTGCTCACGTTCGGTTACGTCGGGAACTCCAAGGACATTCGCCCCGGTCCCGCCGCCGTCCAACGTCACTTTGATTGCCATAGTTCTCCTTTACCAAACCTGCATACCGTACCCGTCGCCGCGCCTTCCGCAGAAAGGTTGGCGCTGAGTCGGAACGCGCTGTTTTTGTGAGACTTCGATGTTGTAAATCTGCCGAGCGGCCTGTTCCGCCAGAGCCTTGAATCCGGCCGCCGGAGTGTTTCTTGCGCCGTCAACCTCATCCGCAATGAAAAGCGCGAGTGCTGTTTTCGCCCGCATGATCGGGACCGGACGAGCAGACCAGAGAATCGACCCGTCTGAGGAGGTTACAAAATCCGGTAGATAGATCGCCAGTTCCATCCGCAAATCCATAGAGTAGATCGAACCGGGCATATACAGCGTGTTGTTTTCCCATAGCCACCAGCCGTTATAAACGCCTTTGCGCGCCTCTGGCAGTGAATCCTTTGCCATCTGCATATGAGAGAACCGCGACTGCGTTCCGGTGATCCTCTCGCTGACTTTCAACGGAAGTATCACGTTTTGCGGAAGCACGGCCACATAAGGGGGCGCGTAGTTTGTGCCGCTGGCGTTAACGAATTGGCTCCAGTTGAGGCTTGTCCATAGTGCCGGATCAATCGAGTCCACCACGGGATAGCCAACGCCGATAAATGGCATTTTGAACGCGGAGTATCCGAGCGTGGCCAGAAAGAATTGCAACTCTCTCCAGCCAGCGTTCGTGTATTCCTGCATGAAGGGCTGTGCGTCAGTGAGAATGTCTCCCGCCAGTGAGCCGATAGTGTCCAGCATTTTGCTTCTGACGAGATTTAAAACGCTGTCCACAGAATCATAGGGGGCAGTAGGACTAGGAGGAGGTATGGGCATTTGATGACCTCCTGTTAGGGTTGTGCAGACGATTTCTTTCGCTTATGTCTGGCCTTTTCTTTCCCTTGCACCAGCAGACTTGTCCCATATGCGATTCTGATAGTTTGCGCCTTGTTTCTTCGCTCACAGGTCCGCGCTTTCTTCCAAGCAATGCGGCTCTGCGTTTCTCGTTAGATTCAGGCGACTGTATCTTTCCCTTATGCGCATCGGACATTCTCTTACGGGCCTCTAAACTCCGAGGACCGAATTTATGCCCAAGAAGTCTGGCGGTAACGTCGGGGCGCTTTTTCCCTGTCCAATATCCAACGGGAAGGTTATGGGGAGGATTCAACTTCTTAGCCAAAGACATCTTAGCGCGAGTCTCTGGAGCATGTTTTCCAGCAGAACCACCTTCTTTGAGGTTGTATCCGATTTCCGTAGCGTTAGAGACAATCATCCATAATTTTTCAAGATTGTCGAGAGATTCCTTATCCTCTGCTTCCCCTAGAATCTCTCGACTGAAATTCTCCCAGCCATGCGCTCGGATTGCACACGCGAGAGGAGTCTTGACCTTTGTTCGAGAGTGCTGTCCCATACGCTGAGCATAGTCCACCGTCTGGCCAATGTAGCATTTCCCATTGACCAGATTGGTTATAAGATAGACAACGCCGTAGCTCACTTACTTTCCTTTCTTTGCTGCCGCAGCAATTTCTTCCTTGAGGATTGCATCGGCAAGCATCAATTCATCGTAGAGCTGGCGGTTCACCACATGGCCAGCCTCGCACGTTGCCACATCGGGATCGCAGAGCCGTCCACACATCTTGCACTTGGTACGCCCAACCGGGTTCGCATCAAGCATCCACGGGGAATCCTGCGGGTTGTCGCGGCCAAGAATCTTTGCGGCCAGGAAGTGAACTTCGGGGCGCACGGCGCGGGCAAATAGCTTGCGGTCTGTAGCGTAAATGTCGCCTGCCCACTTCACAATCTGGCGGCACTCTTCCTCAAGCGCCAAGTGCGCGTTCCGTAACTCTTCCCGCGTCGGCACTTCATTCTCTGAAACGAAAATTCCGAAACGGACAAGACTGCGATGCCTTGGTTTCCCAATGCCAATCATCCGGCTTGCGAAACCGAGTTTTCCATCCTCATCTGCTCCATTGTCGTAGAGCGCCGTCATCTCATCCTCAGATTTGATGACAAACTCTTCCATAGTTTTCGAGATAGGAGATTCCCACTGTCCTGTGACTGCGTTCATCACCAGCATCTCGGCATATTCATCCCCGTTGGGACACGCGGGAATGGTGAAAGTGCCAGTTGACCCGGTGTTCACGGTTTGCGCCCAGGGGCCGACATTGAAGATGTGGACTTTCTCTTTCTTCGATTCCTCAATGATCCGCAATTTGATTGGAAGGATGCGCGATCTGCCGATGGACTGCTTTTGGCCGATTGCCCTGTCCGCCACGTCCGAACGAGGAACTTTCGGTAACGCCCTGTCGATGATGCTTGAAGGCATATTCTCTCCTTTAGAAACCGGCTACCTGAAGTTGCCCAGAGGTAGGTTTGATTGTTCTTGCACCGCGCACGGGTAATCCCAGGCTCCGAGCATCTTTAAGCTCAGGGAAGGATTTTTGCGCCTTGACCCGTCCGCCGATGTTCGCAGCCCGGATACCTGACACCCGCTGACTGTCGTGCATCTTGTCGAAGTTCTGCTGAAATTTGTCCTGCTTCGCTTTTTCCGTTGCCTGCTCGATTGCTGCCCGGTTCGCGGCCTGAGAGTTGAATTTTGCCTTATTGACGAGCGCAGCTACAATTCCCGCAGCGCCAATTTGCTCCGGTTTGTTGAAGGTCCATACCCACTGCCAATCACCATTGGACGGATAAGGTCCGGTGAGGCATAGATGGGTTTTGGGGTCTTCCCATGCAGCTCGGTATTCAAGTTCCGTCTGCTTGGTGAAATCTTGGGCCGAAACCCACTTTTCCATGATCCATTTGTCGCCGATGTATTCGTAGCGCGGGCAAGAACGATAGCCGGTGAATTCAACAGCGCCCGTATCCGGGTCCGTAAATTCACCGCCTACCAGACCGCGCACGGTTGGCGCAAAGACGATTCGGAAAAGAGGCTCATCCCTGCCGGGGATTTTCCCGTACTGCCCCATAGACATCATGGGGTAGTGAGTAGGCTTGGGAATCTCCCCGCAGGTTTGAATCAATTCAGACAAGTTTGAACCTCTCTGTTACCGCAAGTTATTGACCATAAAGGCCATGCTCAATAGCAATCCCATTGAGAAAAGCGTTCATCCTCGTCTGTACCCAGCACAAGTTAAGCTCGGCAATCATGTAGAAAACCAGCCCGGAAGCCTGACCGCCCGACTGCCCGATGAGGCCGAAGAGCGTCTGACCGCCGACATCGTAGAAGTCGATGGACTTGGTTTCGACCATGGAAGCGTTTTTAAGCGCCAGGAAGTCGATGTACCCTGGCACAGCGCGTTCGTTGATGAGCCAGCGTCGGCCTGCGATGGTTGTCGAGGCTTCCCGCTTGAGCATATCCTCGGATTCGGAACCCTTCATCTCAGCCATATTGATGTGCTGGACGAGGAGCGCGTTCATCTCCCATGCGTTCTGCTCGTTGACGGTTGCATGGGCTACAAGCTCATCTGCATCCGCTTTCTTCTTGCCCATTGCCAACTGAATCTGGGAATGGATGGCGCGGACGATCTGAGGGGTCAAGGCGCCGTTGACGGGAATGTTCTGGGCAATGTACTTGCCAGACCATGCCGCACGCTGTACGGTCAGCCAATTGCCGGTATCAGTGGCCACCTGATAGTAGCGAAGGCCGTTCAAGCCGGTGTTGGCCTGCCCAGAAGCTCCATTGACCATGAGCTTCATGCCGACAGTGATTGTTCCCGTAGGAACCGGATTCAGCAACAGGATTTGGTTCAGAGAAATATCGGAATCCTGCACTGTGATGGTTGTCACAAACGCCCCGCCGACCGCTGTCCAAACGTCAAGGTCCTCATCGTCAAGGAACAGATTGGCGGAGTTGACACCAAGGGCTATGATGTTGCCGCCAGAGGTCACGACACTGGTAACGGTGTCAATGGTGTTGGAAGCATCGCCCTGAAGGACGGTTTCGAGGAAGTCGGCAAACCGCTCCGGCGCAAGAGTGCGCGTGAGGGTAGCGAAGTTCTCGATTGCCTTTTCGTCGGTGTCGGTCGCGTATTCCGCCTGTTTGGTATAGCTGAAGGCGTGAATGTAGCAAACCGGGGTGATCTGGCCGGGAACCTGAGTAGGCCCGGAGCCAATGCCCATGTCAACACCGTTCATGTTGCCGACACGGGGCTTGCCGCCAAGAGACGGCATGGTGGGAATCCTCGAAGGCCGGTCACTAACCGCCTTGATTTTGGATTTCTGGATTTCCTTCAACAAGACGGATTGCGAGAGAACGTAGTTCTCAAGTTCCGGCCTGACGTATTCCTGCTCAGAAGCAAGTGCTTGTGCCGCATCTGCGATAGCCATGAAAATAACCTCTGTTTGAGATCATCACCACGCCCTCTTCGCTTCCCGTATGGGAGAGCCAGCACGAGTGCCGCTGTAGCTTTCGCGTGTTCCGATGTACTACGCCCAATCTTCCAATATCGGTTTATGGCTTCCCGTTGCCTTCTTCGGATTGGGGTACTTCATCTACCAAAAAGCATATCACACGTACTACTTCCTCTTCCACTTCACCGGCTTTGCCCGCCCCACGATGTAGGCGGTGTTGTCGGCTTGGATTCCCCCGCGCCGGAAGTCCACTTTGAGGCCCAACCGGGTAGGAGAATCGGAAATCCACTCAAACTTGTTGTTATCCGTCTGCTGCTGGGCCTGCGATGCCCTTTGTTGCGTCCTGGAAGCCCCCGGTGCGGCCTTCCTACCCTGCCCAGCCTTGCGCTTCGCCAGAACGTCATCTACAGCCCGCTTGACGGCGCCAGGGATGATCTTCTTATGCTCGGATTCAACCGTCATGCTGTACGAAGTCTTGTTTTTGGCCTTGAGTAAGCTCTTAATCTTTCCCTGATAGGCTGTGTTCGCGGTCACACGGGCATTGATCTCTTCTCGCACCGCATTGCGAATCGTATTTGCCTCTGCCGGTGTGAATTTCACGCTTGGGACAATCTTTTTGATCTCGTTCACAGTAAAAGACTCCGAACGGGGACGAATCTCGCGTAACCACTCATCATGCAGGACGTTCATCTCCCGCCGCTCAAGATTGCCGCTTTCTGTTCCGGTTTTCGTGTCCGGTTGCTGGCCTTGAATGGATTTTGGCGCCATCGGACGCTTGGCAGTCGTATTGATCTGCTCCACAACGCCTTTGATTGCCTTGAACGCCTCAACAACCCTCTGTAAGCTGGGGTCATCGGACTGTTGCGGTAAAACAAGCTCTAAAATATCCAGTTGACGCGGAATCCCCGCATTAACCAGATACCCGGACACTGATTTGCAGATATAAGTTGAAAAATCCTCTGGATTCACATCGGCTAAGCGGTCCATTGCCAAGGGAGCCAGCTTTTGGAAGCTCTCAGGGTTGGCTTCGACCATTTGGTTGATAAGTTTAGGGTCGCTGGCCTGGAATGCGTTGTCATAATCGCGCCAGAATGACCGCTCGGCAAGAGTATTCGAGATTACCTGCTCAATCGGCGTTGAGCCGGGTACATACTCGGCATCGTCGGTATTGTCGTCAAGCTGCTCCATCAGCTTTAGCCGCTCAACGGTTTTTGCAACGCCGTCAGGAAGCAGTTTCCGGGTTTCCTTCCAATGATGCAGCGCCTTTTTGACGTCGCGGTGCAAATCTGGAGAATCTTTCAGCTTGTCCTTGAGTTGCTTCCAGGTACTTGCCGCCGACGCTGGTTCGCCGTCAACCGACTCCGCCTGTTCCGCACCTTCAACTTCCGCTTCGGCTCCCTGTTCAACTTCTTCCGCACCCTCAGATTCGAGTTCCGCGCCTATGTCAAGTACCGCTTCATCTGCCATTTGCTCTCTCCTTTTAGACTGTTGCCGTTCCCCGCGTTCCTGGTGCTGCCGCGTTCTTTTGTACTGAACTCTGCGCCTCTGGTGCCGCTTCCTTGATTCCCGCCTGCGCGTTCATCTGCTGCTTGCCAGAGCTATCCTCGTCCTTGAATGAGATTTGCTCGCTCGGAGGTTTCATCTGCTGTTGAGCCTGGGCCGCTGCCTGCGCCTGGGCCGCCATCATCTGATCGTGGACCGCTTTGTGCATCCTCACGTTTTGGATACCGAGTGCGGCGCGTTTCAAGGCTTCTTCGGGTGCTTCCCCATCTTCCGGTTGAGCTACATTCATCCTCAACCAGCAATCCTCGCTCGATAGGTATTCTTGGCACTTTGCTGACTCCCACTTGTGATAATCGTCTTGCTCTGGCATTATTGACGGCTGCGGCTGTGGAGGAGCATACGGCGGGGCTGGTAAACCCTGCTGCTCAGCCTGTAACGCCTGCTCCGCGTGTTGAACCGCATATTGAGCAATTTCCTCTGGCGCCGGAATGTTTGGCGGTTCCTGCAAAAGCAGTTCAAGCTCTCTCGCCTGCTTCTTGTACGCGATTGCCGGGATGAACACCAAGTCCTGATTGCCATTGAGTTCGATGAACTCCTCCCAGTTGTCCGGTGACTCGAAAAGAGCTTGCCCAACCGGAGAAGCAGCGGCCATCTTGACGAGGTCGGTAAGATTCGCCCGCTTCGCCGCCGTAGTCTCTGGGAAAGATGAATCGGACACATGGGAATGGAACTTGCCCTTTTTCAGCCGCTCCATCTTCACGGTGATCTTCGCCCCATCCTTACCAACGACTGCTATCTCCGTTCCATGGTCAGGATTCTTGGATGCCAGTCGCGCCGCCTTTTCTGCAATCCCCGCGAATAGAATCTGCAAATATCCCCACGATGGGCCGAGCATCCCCATTGCCTGAGAACGCTCCATTGCTGTCTTTGCTGCTGGGTCGCCAGACTTAGATTCCCCTTGAAGGACAGGCATCGATCCTGAAATATCCTGCGATACTGGCCCACGAAGCTCTTCAATCGCCTCATCGAATCCCTCTGGAGGCGCCGCGGGAGGTTCGCGGTAAACTATCTGCTTCCCGATCTCCTGGTCTGGCGGTCCCTCTTTTAAAAGAATGTAGTCATTTGGCCGTGATCGCTGATTTGAGATAGCCTGATAATCTTCGTCGCTGCCCCGGAAATACGTTACACTCCAGCCGGTTTCGTAATTCTCCCTTTTGGCATTCATGTAGTCGTTGTAGGCGTCTTGGACAACCTTCATCGGCTCCATCAGCGCCCCGCCGGTCATGCCATCGCGCTCCATCGGGAACACAATATCAATCGCATCGTCAGGACACTCATTCCAGCTCTCTGAGTATGACTTTCCTACATACTTGACATGGCAACCATCGGGGAACAGTTGCAGGAACTTGTCGCGGTAAGTGAACTCCTTGCCATCATCGCGCACGTCTTTTTCATCAGCGCCAGGATAAGCAGAGTCGAACGTCTTGTCTTGGAACACTTCGGGGCGAAGGAAACCATTCAACTCGGTCGTAATGTAATTCAGCGCCAGACCGGTAAGGAAAAATCCCTTTTTCGCTTGCTTGACTCCGATTCGCGCAAAGCGATTCCAGTCCGATTCGCCAATGGACGGCTCTCCGGCCGTAATCTTCGAGCGAATCCACTCATTCTGTGCTTTGAGTGTAAGAACATTCTTATCGTCAAATAGGAAGCAGTACGGCGCGTCGGACCAGCACTTGCAGACGATGGGAACCTTGGACTCCATTGTTCCGTAAATGTCTGCCGTCTCCATTGAGCGCGGCTCATCCTCATCATTCAAGCCAAACCGCGCCTTGGATTTCAGCGTGTGCGTCCATGCGATTGTCCGGCCCGACATTCCCATCATGTAAGAGACGCGCTTTTGAATCCTCTTTACCGCGCCGCCTTTTTCCGACTGGTCGAATATCTCCCAGAACCCTTCGGCGGTCTCAGATGCTTCAATGGACTCGGAATCCTGCTTATCCGCCGCGAACCCAATGCCGGGAGGATTCTGCGTGAGCACTGCATCGAGCGGACGCCAACGCGCACGGAAAATGTTGTAATCGCCCATGAACATTGGGCATTGAACATTCTGTCCATTGCCGATGTCAACATATCCTCCAGCCGTACCAACCTGGTAAACACCTGTTGACCAGTTGGGGTAGACGTGCTGGATTCCGTCGTAGTAGAAGCGCATGATGCGGTCGAGCAGCACTTCAATGCGCCGGTCATACATCTCTTGATCTTGGAGTTTCTTTACAATGCCTTCTAGCTTGTCAGTCAAGTCTTGAGGCATATCCCGGTTATTCTCGCCGTAGGTTGGCGGATCATCGGGCTGCGGAACCGAGTCCAGGCCGATTTCGTCCGCTTCAAGTCCATCCGGGAGTAGGACGTTAGTTGCCATCAATTCCGCTGTGCGGCCTCCATTGCCAAGTTCACCACATCCTCACGCGCCAGAATCGCCGCCATTGCCCTTGCAACCACGTCACAGCACGGCTTGCCATCGGTAATCATGCTCAGGCAGTACGGGCATTGAATCAGGCAGTCCTTGGGAGACAACCGCGCTTCCCGCATCTGCTTCCACACGTAATCGAGCTTTTGCTGTCCGGTCAGGCACTGGCAACACGGCCCTTGCGTGAGCGGGTTCCACATATGCCGAACACAGTATGCGCCGTTGCGGTTCATCGCGGATACAACTTTCCCCGCGCCTTGGCCTTGATGCGCTCGGCTTCTGATTCGCTGATGTTTCCGGCCCGTTCCGACCGCGTAGCGCCGCTGATTGCTAGACGAGCGTGTGTGGCGTCGTTGACTGGGAAGCTGCGCCCAGGTCCGGCAAAGGAACTCTTCGGCATTTTCTTGCGGTCAGCCGCGTACAGCTTCATACAGTTTCCCCTTCCGCTCAGGCTTGCCCTTCTCGGAGCCGGTTGCAAAGTCGTGAAGCTGATTTTTAGAGAGCTTGAGCAGCCCCCGGTTCCTTGAATAGAGTTTGCCGGGGGCGTGCTCCGCGATTTGCATGGCGGTTTGTTGCGCAACACTTTTAGCTGGAATGGTCGCCTCCCATGTGCGATGCAATTCTTGCACATCTTTCGGTAAAATCAGACAACGACATTTCCCGCTTCATAAAGTTGCACGGTTTACAACATGAAACCGTATTTTCCTTGGAATATCCAAGATTGTTATCAACCCTGTCAATGCCATTCAACACGATCTCCTCGAAAACCGTTCGCTTCACCTGCGCCGGACTATCTCCACAATAAAAGCATGAAGATTGAGTGAGTCTTGAAAATTCCTCTGGCGTCAATGAAAAATCAAGACCTCTTACGATTGCACTTCGTCTTGATTCCCCAAAAGACTTTCTCATAGTAGCGCCAGGGCGTCTCATAGATAAACGTCGGCGCGCCTTTACTTCTGGAGCATGTTTATTGCAGCCGCAACTTGTGGTTCTTCCAGACTCA